TGATCTTTCATCTGACCGTCAGTCGTTCGCGGCTTTGACGCTAATACATCATATTGCATGGAAGCCATGTCAGCCTCCTATTACGAGTTCGCGAACGGCGTAGCAGGAGAACCAGTGCAGACGATAACGCCATTGACCATGTACTTATTGGTGGTCAACGAGGTGATAGTGATGCAAGTGCCAACCACACCGCCTGTGTCAGCGCCGTTCAGATTGATGAAGTCATTGGCAGCGTCAGGAACAAAGCCAGCCATCGCGCCAGACGTATCCGAATCAATCGACAGAACCGAGCCAATAAACTTGTCAGTGCCATCAGTTGCAATTTTTACCGAAGAGGTCGCAATCGTTGCGTCTACCCAAATGGTAAAGGTCGCGCCTTGATTGTTTAAAGTGTTTGGATCGGTTCCCGGACCAGCCGATGCAGCAGATGCCGAGGTATTGATTGCTGGAAGCGTAATGACCAGATTGGAGGCTAACGTGCCACCTACCTTCAAAGTCTTGCCAGCATGAGCCGCTACGGTCAACGTGGTGCTGGAGGTGATAGAAACGACATTGCCCGGACCCTGCGCGTAAAAACCATTAAGCGAGCGAACCGGACCATCAAATGTGGAAATTGCCATGATCAACCTTTCGTGTTGTAGCACATCCTCTTATCGTCTCTACAAAGTCTGCTAGGTCAGTCGATAAGAGTTGAATCCCTAGATGGGAACATGATACTGCGTTTAAACGAAAAAAGGGAGGGTTTTACCCCTCCCCTTTTCATTACGCTCCGGGCGAGCCGAAGACGCCCAGCGGGTCAGACCAGCCGAAGCTGTAACGCTCGCGGGCTTTGTAACGGACGTTGCCGGTATCAAAGTCACCGTCCATCGAGGTTGCCAACGGGGTACGCACAAAGTGCTTCAGACCGTTAGGAACGTCGGTGGTCAAGAACCATGCGTTATTGTCGGTCAGGAAGTGGTTAACTGTGTAACCTTCCGGGATCGACCCATTGTTCTTGAGTGCGTTGATGTCGTTGTTGTTGGTCGCGACACGGAGTTCGGTTTCCAACAGGCGGGTAGCCACGAACATCAGGCTTGGCGGTACAACCAACTTGCGTGGTTTTGCTGCGATCAGCAGACCACGTTCGTCGGTCCACGCTGCGATCTGGATAACGGCGGCTTCAAGCGAAGTCTCGTTCAGATCGGCAGGAGTGGCTGGCTCGTTCGAGTTCGTGCCACCAGAGACCAGAGGATGCAAAGTCGAGAACAGTTCAACGCCAGCACCACCAGTGTATCTGTTGGAGAAGCCATTGTTCAGGACGTTTGCCGCTTTGACCTGCTTGGTGTACGACATGGCACGAGCCAGTGCCTTGGTATAGCGCGACGAAAGCGAGTCATAGAGGTTGTCCTCAATGGCTTCTTCGGTCAAGCTGAAACCAAGCGCGATGGTTTCGTGCTGGTAACGAGCAGTCCATGCTTCCTGCGCGTTGTCATAAGCGATGGCAGAGCCTTCGTTTTTGACCGGCGCGGCAGAGAAGCCCGACAGTTTGGTTTCTTCTTCGAAGGAACGCTCAGAGGTTTCGGTTTCGAAAATCTCTTTGTGTTCTTCACCATAACGCTCATATTCCAGACCGAACAATGCGTTCAGACCGGGGAGCAGTTCTTTCAGTAGCTGTGCGCGAGAGATAGCCATTTATTAACTCCTTCCCGTTGCATTCTCATACAGGGAGATGCCGAAGTTGAAACGGACAATCACCTCTGTGTAAGAACCCGGATAGCCAGCAATGGCGGTCTCGGGAACAACGTCCACCACACGAATCGGCAGAGTGGTCTCTGTATCGGTCGTGCTTAGGACTGCGTTTTTCGAATTGCCGTTGGTAGTGCTGCCAGTGTTTTGCACCAGCGACACGTTCTTACCAACAGCGGCTTGAGTGAGGAATCCAATGGTTGTGCCAGTGGAAACCACAGCGACTTTGTACAACTGATCGGGATCATCTTGCACATAAGCCGAAATGCCCGCCACATCCACACCGCCGGGGTAGTATTGCTTGTACACCGGTTGCGAAGTGTTGGGGTCGATGTAGGTGCATCCGAGGAATACACCGATGGTGGTCGCGGTAGCCGTGGTCGAAACCTTGGTGATATTACCGCTGGCGTTCAACGTAACCACATCGCCAAAGAAAATGGCGGTCGTTTCGTTTTGACCAATCGGTAGGTCACGGGTTTGACCTGCGTACACCTGACCGCCCAGCAGGTTCACAGGAACCATGCCGTAGGGGGCAGAGACTTCAGGATAAGCCATGTTTTACTCCTTATTCCCTTCTGCCTCTGCTAGTGGTTGATTTACGTTCACTAAACAGCGGCATCCGAGGATCATTTTCCTTCATAAGATTGGCGTCTACAGCTCGCGTTTGGGCGTCTGTCTGATTGCGAACATAATCGTTACGCTGCTCGACAAAGTCCGTTGGCGTCTTGGAGAGTACCAACCCACCGATCTCGACCAGTCCAGTGGACTTGCCGGGATATTGCAGTTCAGCGTGGTCTTCCCGTTTAACAGGAACCCACCCTTCATCCTGCTTGGACATCATGTTTCGATCATCCGATTGTCCTAGAATCGATTTACGAATCCAGCGGTACGAATAACCGTCTTCCTTGTTGGGATTTGGTAGGAGCGAAGGTGGTGTCCAAGCCTTCTTCCTCATCCCTTGTTCGCGAGTCTCTTGGTCTCGTGGTGTACGATCAGCCATTTGTCATCTCCTTTGCGACTTGTTCAGCATACTTTTCCAGAGGAACTCCAAGTCGCTTTGCAATGGCGACCTGAGTCTTCGTCAGGGTGATCTTCTTTGATCCCGCTGCTGCTCTGGAAGCAGGAGCGACAACATTGGCGGCAGGTTTTGAAGACCTGAATTTGTTGGGAAATGCATCCCGTATGCGAGCATCGATCTGCTCGAAGTAGGCGTCCGAACCAGCGACATATCCACTACGGACGAGTTCATCGTGGATACCAAAGGCAGCACCTCTCATGACTGGGTCTTGGTCAAACCATTGGTTATCCGTTACCCACTGACGGGTGCGTTCGTCAGGAACAATTTGCGGTTGTTGTCGAGTTTCTACCGGAATTTCTGGCTCTTGTAAAGGGGGCTGATAGCGAGGTTGATAGTTTTCCATCTCCCGCTTGCCGACCACCGCTTCGGAAATCTTCTTCTGCGCGGTGATCATCTTCTCCGTGTCACCCGCTTCGTAGGCTTCCTTGTACTCCCGCTCTGCCTGAGACAGCAGGGCATCATGCTTTTCCTTGGTGTTTTCAACCAGCACCCGCTCGCCCTGCGAGAGTCGCTCCTGAAGCTGTCGATTCTGCTCCGTTAACCGCTGGGCATAGCTCAGGGCTTCTTGTTGCTCTCTAACAAGGCGTTCTTTTTCCCGGCGCTCATCATGGTAGACGGCGCGTAGCTGGCGAATGCGCTTCTGGACGTTCTCCGAATACTGGGAGATTTCGTCATCCGTGACTTCGACAGCACCTTTCGGTTCGGATTTGCCACGATCCGGTTCCGGGGTGTCATCGACAATCTCGATCTTGGTATCACCCTCGATCTCGATTTCGAGTTGCTGGTTGTTTTCAGACATAAATGCTCCTTTATAGGCGGGTAACTACCCGTGGGTCGGCAATGACAGCCTCGACGGTGTCATCGTTGATGATGCGAAACTCCTGATCCCCTTCCGGCGTGGTGATCTTGAACCGTGTGCCGGAATAAGACCGCATGATGATGTAGTCGCCTTCCTTGCACCAAGGACCGTCCGGGAACTTTTCCGGGTCTTGATAGGCTTGCGGACCTAACGCCATCACCAAACCAACAATCGACGCGATCTCCTCTTTCTGTCGTGTGGGTTCGGCAATCACGATCTGCGAATCCTTGTAGGTCTCTTCCTTCTTGGGTATCGCAATCAAAATCCGGTAGCCCTGTGGTGCGGGCAACAACCTCATCAGTTCTTCATTAGTCATCTGGCAAGTCCTCTATGGTTCTTATTAAACGTTGAAACGCACGGATTTCCCCCACCACCTCACGGTAAGCGGAGTAGTCCTCAACAGGGTTGAAGGCAATCCTCTCCTTCAACGCCTCTTGTTCTTTTTTTAACTCACTGAGAAGATAATCCCTTAGTGCCAAGGTCTGCTCCTATCTTCATGCCTTCGATACGTTGCTTGGAATCGATGCTCTTGTCCAAATCGGCGGCTTTTGCCCCAATCTGTGCGCCAGCAATTCGCTCTTGTGCCGCAATCCGCTCTCTTTCCCGCTGGTCTTTGGCGGTAAGGTCGGCGGCGCGAAGCTCCAACTCGGCTTCGTCCTTGGCTTTTTTCCGCATGACTTCGGCTTCGCGGATGTCCAGTTCGCGGTTTTGCTGCTGGACAACAGGGTCTTGCATGGCTTGCTGGGCTTGCTTCTGAGCAGCTTCTGCCTGATCCTTTTGCAGTAGCTTTTCGGAGGCAATCGCAACAGCGCGGGACAGTTCGACCTCGATGTCCTCCGGCAGTTGTTCGTCCGGCGGGGGAAGTGGAACGCCCAGCATCTTCTCGATTTCGATGCGGTACTGGAAGGCAACGTGTTCGTTGATGTGCGCCATCATCGCGGCTTGGATGACTTGCGCTTGCGGGTTCTGCCCGATGATTTGTTGCATTTTCGGGTCTTGCATGGCGCTCATGTGAACCTTCAAATGCGCCTCATGATCCTGATACAAGAAGGCTTTGATAGGCTTGCCCGATAGTGCTGCCATGTTTTCCGATACCGGATTCATGGGCTTTTGCTCATCTTCAATTGGGATGATCTTGGCGACATTCTTGATGCCCAAGACTTCCAGCATCTGCCGGTGAAGCTGTGGCAGGTCGTAGATTCCCGGCGCGGAAGCGGCTAACTGCAAGGCAGCTTGGTACTGCACCACCCGCTGCGCCATTGTTGAGGCGTTCGGGTCAGACACGGGGATGATGTCCACCATGTCGTAGTCATCCCGCTTGGCTTTTTTGGGGGCATCGACTTCGTAGGAATACGACTCGGGGGTGTAGTCACGGACGATGGCGGCAATGAGTTTAAACTCGTGCTTCATCGCGGCATGGACACGGGCTTGCACCGCGCTCATGACCTTCAATGTCCGCTCCAGAATTGCCAAGGTCGTGCCTACCGGGGCTTGGTTGGACATATCGCCAACCTTCAAATCTGCCACGGAGGCAAACTTTCTGCCCTCTTCGACGATGGTATTCAACAAATTAAAGAGGGTTTGGGACGGCTCTTTGTACGGCAGCGGGACAATCGAGTCCTTGATCGTCATGCCGGTCACATCCACATCGCGCCACTCGCCCGGAGCAATCGGGGTGTCATCGCCCTTGACGCGCAGGTCTTTGGACTTGAAGCCACCCGGAAGATTCGACAGGGTTCCCGAGTCCACCAGTTGACGCAGGATAGACGTTGCGCTCTTTGCAAAACCACCCACAAGATGGATCAAGCCAAAGCCGTAGAAGCCAAAGCCGGGGATGTAGATGTAGTGCGTGAAGTGCATCCGCTTCTGGCGGGTCTCATCATCCTCCAGATAATTGCGACGAATCGCCAAGACTTCACCGGTAGATGCGATGGTGATGACGTAAGGCAAGGCAATCCCATCCGGGTCTTCATACCCCGGCAGGTCATAGTCAATATGAACCTCGTACAACAGGTAGCGGTCATCATCGACAATGTTGACACCGGCTTCTTCGTCCTTCTTTTTCTGGATTTCGGTGATGTTTCTGGACGGTGTTTCCAGTTCAATATCGCGGTAAAACCCTGCGACTTGGAGCTTCTTGATCTGGTTTTCGGTCTTCCTCATGCGGTGTGCAATCCGAGGGGAGGACTGCAAATCCGATGCGCCGTAGGGAACAATGATGTCCTCTGCCGGTATAAACATCGCGACCTGACGATTGATGCTTGGGTCGAAGTAGACCTTTTTAAACGCGCTGCCGGTAATCGGCAGGTTCCACAGCAAACGCTCATGTTCGTTGCGGTATTCGACCATGACCTCGGTGAGTTCATAGTTCATATCGTCCTGAACACGGGCGGCAGCTTCTTCCTTCTCGCGGGTGATCTTGCCGATGATCTTGGTCTTGACGGGACCAGACGCCGGGAATGTTTCCAGAATCGTCTCGGACTGGAACTTGACCACGGACTCCGACAGGATCGGGTGATAAACACCACACGCGCCGTCCCACGGCTCAGTTCTTTCATCGATCCTGAGTCCTAGCAGGTCAAGACCATCCTTATAAGTACGCTCCCAGTCTTTGCGGGAGGTGATGTCATCCTGAATAAACTGAAGCAGTTCGTCAGAAATAGACTGTAATTCGCCTTCCGAAATGGTTTCGGCAAGGTTTTCGTCAAAGGACGAGGTCTTAACCTCAATCTCAACGGCAGGTTCGTCGCCGTCTTCCATCTCGATTTCAATCTCAACCTCCGGGGCGGCTTGGTCTTCCATGCCAGTGGGGAGGGAGTAGAGGGATTTTTCAATTGCCATAGTTGATTCCTGTCTTGGTTAGTTCCACCTCTTTGGAGTTGGGTGGACTCTTTGGCATAGCAGCAACACGGTGTGCAAAACGCAGACCTGAACGCTCTGCCCAATGGACGAAGTCACTCACTTCATCCGCTGTCGGAGGTGAATAGGGCGGCAACTTGGCAACTTTCTCAGCTTCTTGTAATAGGTATCTGTTTAAACGCTTTGCTGCTTTACGGCGTCGCCACCATATTGCGGGTGCTTGGATGGCACGTTTCAAGCTAAAAAGCCGCCAGCGTAAGTAATCCATTCTCCAGCGCAGATACGCTCGCAGCGTCGCTCGCGTCAGACGCTCAGGCGGTGGTGTGAGCCTGACCCACATTAGTAGTACGCTGCCTTTCTTGGGATAAACATCCGGTCTTCCTCATCCGTTGCCAGCGTGATAAAGCCGCCCTGCCTGAAGCGCAGAAGGGCTTGGGTGGTCGAGTCCACCAAGTCATCATGGTCACCGTTGGGGAAGGACGCCAGTTCTTCCACCAGTTCATCTGCCCATCGGGTTTCAGGTCGCCATACCATGCCGGACGCAAACAAGTCCGACACGGCGTTTACACGGGCAATCTTATCCGAGCCTTTGCTTGGTGTGTACTCCGAGATGGGGATACCCATTCTCCTCATCTCATAAATCAGGGGCGCTCCCGCCGCCTTTTTTTCCACAATGAGGGTATCGGGGTTCCATTCTTTCCAGAAATCAAAGGCGGTTCGCTTGAGTTCGGGGAACTCCATGCGCTCTTTGAAGGCATCGAGGACGATGATGTTGGCGACTTCTGAGCCTTCAACGTCGCGGTAGAAGACGCCCCATGTGGTGCAAGCGGAATAATCTGCGCGGTTGCTTTTTTCAAAAGCCGTATCCCAAGATTGGATGATGTAGTCTACCTGTGGTGGACGATCATTTTCCCAAACTTGCCACATTTCCCGCTTGATAATCGCGCCCTCTTCCGAGGTGGGGTTCTGTTGGTACTGGGCTTCCCACTTGGATACGGGCAATTCTGCCTTGATGGCTTCCAATTCCTCTTGTCGCCAGAATTCCTGCCAGAGGGGTTTGCCGGACGGGAGCAGCGCGGGCAGTTCAATGACCTCCCATTCCTCCAAATCCTTCTTCATGGCGGCGTTCACAATCTGACCGGTCAAGTCCCGCTTAGACCAGCGGGTCATGAC